AACCTGAAAAGCCGTACATCGACGACAGGATGGTTCGGGGTCCTATCTACCCTCTCGGCCACATCGAGGACAAGCGGCGATGAGCAAGGGAACCCCGCACCGGCCTATCCGCATTGATGACGAGACGTGGGCTAAGGCACAAGCCAAAGCCGCACGTCTCGGCACCAGCGCATCCGCCAAAGCCCGCGAGCTACTCGCCAAGTGGGTGGAGGAGCCCGACGACTAACCCGACAACTCATCCCAAGTCAGGGCCGGTAGACGGCCCCACGTTGAAGGCATCCGGTCCCAAATAAGTTCCGGTGTCCCGGCTGTCAAATACTGCGCCCACTCGGTACGACCAAGTGCGGTGATCATGTCGTTGTACGAGCACTGAACCGTGATGCGCGTCCCAGCCGGCACCTTTGCACCCGAGCGACTAATACCCACGATCTGGCAAGGGAAGTAAGCGACATGCCCGGCAGTCAACGGGTAACCAACATCAATCCAGTCGCCGCCCTGCAACTCAGGCCGCGGTGTCGTCTCAACCTCAAACTCCACCGCAATCGAAGACAGGAACTCGTCCCGCAACTGGATCCCGTACGCGAGCGCCTGACCATACGTTTCGATCATGTCCGACGTGTAGAACTCCTGCGCCCGCCCATGATCCCCACCAAACCGCAACGGGCCTGTATCAATGGACACGACAGCGGTCACCGGTTTCCCGTCGCCCGAATCCTTACCCGACACAACCCACCGGTTATAGAGCTTGTCCAACACTTGTTTGCGGGAGACGCTGACCATGCCCTTCTCAGGCTCAACACGCCACACCGGATCCGTGACACGAGGGTAGACGCGTAACTCACCGTCGCCGCCCATCCTGTACCGTGCGTTACGGCGTGCAAGGATATCCTGAACCGCCTCCAACCGCTCACGGTCATAGACGGTCGTCCGAGGGATAGCAGCGTCCGTAACGCCCGCCTCCACCACAACCGGGAAATGATTCACCAGGAGACGCTGCACCTCAGTCAAATACGTTGCAGCCAGCGCGGGTGATTCGGGGGCTTCCAACTTGTCCCGGTCAGGGTTGATAGTCAGATCAACCGCCGTCAACTTCACAGCCGCCGTGACAATCGCTTTCTTGCGGCGGTGTGGGCCGAGCTGCGAATCCGGTACATCCAACCCGAACTCGTCAATCTCACGCCAATCCACAACCTCAACAGGCTCATTCCCTGTTATACGGAACTTCCCATAGTTGATCGCACCCGCACCACCCACACGATAAATGATCTGCAACTCAGTGCCGCCAACACCAAGCGCATCATCAAACCGCCACGCCCCAAGCTCGCCCCGAGGGTCCGCAACAGTCAGGCTCACCTGCTGACCGATCTTCACCGAACCCCCGGCACTATCACCGAAACTCCAATCAACAACATCCAGCGGCTCATCCAACACCAACCGGCCACCACGCCAAGCCCACACCAACAACGAATCCGCCGGCCTCGAACCCTCAAGGGCCCGCTCCGTCACCACATCAACAGGACGCACGCTAGCCTCCTATCGGGTTCTTCAAATCATCCAAATACGTTTTGCCCGCCATAAGATCCTGCTTCTGCTGGTACGTCTCCAACAGAATCTCCACATCCCCATACGTGAACGTCGCTGTTAGGACACGGATCGCCGGGGCCTGGGTTACGTCCCCAGCCAAATCCCATGACGTAGTGAAGCCTCCCGAGCCAGCGTTCAAGGGACGCTCGGAAACGTTCGCGACCGCCAAGAAGCAAGTCCCACCAAGAGCGCCACCCCAAGAGGCGGGGAGGCGTACAAGGATCTGACCGGCAGACATGAACAGTCGCCGCAGTTTGGTGTTTTCTTCCGCAGCGTCGGTAATCATTGAGAAATCGACACCAGCAGCGGCCATGCGCTCACCGAACAACGCCATCGGCTTGTTGGATCCCATAATCTTGTACACGGAAACGTCGGCGGCGTACTCCAAGGCAGCCAGGGCCTTTGAGGCCAGCACGGGCCCACCGTTCGCCGCACGCCGCTTGGTGATCGGGATCGCCGACTGTGGCACCAGAGCATCCTGCACGTAGCCGACCAGCGAATCGACAGTCACCGGATCAGAGGTCACCCTCACAGCACCACCCGGACCAGACAGCACCTCAACCTCGTAGGTGATTGGGCGTCCCAAAGGAGCCGCCCAATCCTCCACATAGGTAGCGTCATTCATGAGGACGCGACGATAACCCTGCACCGATTCACGCTCGCCATCAGCGATCCGCCAGACCGTGACGACCGAATCGCCGACGCCAAGATCGGTGATCGTAATCCCAACCTTGGCGCACGGCGACTCGAGAATAGCCTCAACCGTTACCGCAACCATCAGTGTCCTACCCTCATTAGTCTTGAATTGGAGTCGAACGCACGGACGGTCGCGGCGGAAGATTCACTCAGGTAGGCGTTGAACTCGCGGTCACCAACCATGAGCGTCATGCGGCCCGACATGTTCGCCTGCAACGCGGCAGGGGTCGCTGGGGAGTATGCGCCGGCGCCGAACGTCGGGACACTGGGAACATCCACCAAGCCCGTAACGGAACCAGCGATCTTCCCATGCATCGCATCAAGACCATTGATAAGGCCCTGACCAATGTTCACGCCGTAACCCATAAACACGCGGGACGGCGAATGGATACCAAGCAGATCCTCAAACGGGCCCCGGATAGCCTCAGGGACGATACTCAGTACTGCCCTGCCGATAGAACCCATCATGGAACCGATACCGTCAATCAAGCCCTGGACGATGTTCTTGCCAACACTGAACAGAGCATTCCCGGCGTTACCGATAGCTCCCGTGATCTTCCCGATCAGGCCAGAGAAGAACCCAACAACGTTCCCGATCATCCCCGAAACACCATTGACCACGTTGTTCCACGTGTCAGCGAAGAACCGGCCAATGTTGCCGAGGGTGTCCCCAATGAACCCCATCACCATGCCCATACCGGCGCTGATCACCGACCAGACAACTCTGATAGCGCCACCGACAACAGCGACAATCGTGTTCCAGATGCCAGAGAAGATGTTCCCGATGCCCTCCCAGACCTGCGACCAGTCACCCGAGATGATCCCGGTAACAACCTGGATGATCCCCTGAACAATCTGCATCGCGTTCTTGATGACATCGGCGATCACATTGAAGACCAGCACGACCACCGGAAGAAGCGCATTAATGATCGGGATAAGGTCGGAGGCGATCTGCACAACAAACGGTGCGATGGCCGCGATCAGCTCACCGAACATCGCGGCAAGAGGCGGGAGAACCGTGGACACCAGATTAACAATGATCGGCAAAAGCGCCGAAACAAGTTGCGACACCAGAGGGATGACAATAGCTAAAACGCCAGCAATAGAACCGCTGATCTGCGTAAACGCTGTAGCCAATAACGGCAGAATCGGCGTGATTACCTGAAACAGCAGACCAAGCGGAGAAAACGAAGACACAAGCTGCATAACCTGCGGTACCAGTGGGCCGAAAGAAGATGCAAGGGAAGCGAACAGCGGTCCCGCTACTGCCATGATCGGCGCGAACGCGCCGCCCAAGCCCTCATCGCCGAGGCCCGCGGTGAACTTGTCCAGTGCTGGAAGAATGTTCGTGTTGATGAACCCGAACACGCTAGTGAGTGCAGGGAGGAACAACCCGCCGATGCTCGTCTGCACATCCTTGAACCCGGCAGCCATACGCTGCTGCTGACCCGCGAGGGTCTCGCCCTCTTTCGCGAAGTTACCAGTCGCGTCCGCTGTCTGCTTTGAGATGAGCGACAGGGTTGCGGCCTGCTGCGCCGTCTGGTCGAAAGACCCGCCGACCTTCGCGAACCCGAGAGCCGCAGCCTCAGCGTCGATCTTCGCCTGGTTGAGAGACACGCCGTAGCGCTCGATAGGGTCCCGTTCGCCCTTCAGCGCCGAGCTAAGAGCCTCAACCGCTTCCGACGTAGTACCGCCAAACATTGACGCCAAGTCAGCGCCAGTTGTGATCAGCGCGTTCGTTTTTGGCGCCAACTGATCCATCGCCACGCCACCGTTTTTCAACTGCGACCCAATGATGGTGCCAAGCTCGTTGAACTCATTCTGCGTAAGGCCCAGGGCGCTGTCCGCAGACTGCGACCACTTGAGCATGTCCGCCGCGTTCTCCTTGAACACGCTACCTATCGCGCCGGCGCTCTGCTGCAAATCACCCGCGCCAGTAATCGCGCCCTTCAGGAACGTCCCAACCGACAACGCCCCAAGCGCCGCCGTCGCGATACCTGCAAACCCGGCACCGAAGCCCTTACCCGCAGACTTCCCAGCATCACCGCCCGAAGATTCCGCCGAACCGAACGCCTTCTTAATGTCACCCGCGAGAGTGTTGGTGCCCAAGCCAACGGAGATAAAAGCGGATCCAAGTTCCGTAGCCAAAAGGCACCAACCTTCTCTATGTAATTACCAACCAAGCCATCCGCGGATCGCCTCAATGGACTCGGCCTGACCGCCGAACTTCTTATGCTCCGGAACCACACCAGGCCGCTGAATGGGCTTTGGCCGATTCCGGTTCTTCTGCCCATCCCGCGACCGCATCCAATTACCAGCAATCACAGCGTCAGCAACAACAGCTAGTAAGTGCTCGCTCAAACCCCACGGGGCTGCGTCGGGATGCATCTCCCGATATAGCGCGGACGTGGCAGGTTGGTACTTGATAATGTCCCGCAAGTCGGCCCACGACAGGACCGCCGGCACGTCCGAAGCGCGGTACCCCAGCGCCAATAGGTCGTAATTGATGGCCCCTCTAAACTCACTAAGGAGCGTTAAGAGGCCCCGGATTCCCCCACGGCAACCCCACTATCGGCCTGCCACGCCTGAACCAGCGCCGTAAGCTGGTCCTTATCCAGCGTGCGGATCGCCTTACCAATCGGGGAATCAGCCTCACCAAAGACCGACAGGTAAGGGCCGATAGCGTTGTCCGGCGCGTTCTCAATCGCTTCCAGAACACCAACCGCAAGATGCTCAAACTTGGGGACACTGAACGACTTCGAACCAACCTTGAACTCGAAAAGGTTCTGCTTCAGGGACCGCTTAGCGGCAGGAACTTCGTAAACCATTAGGTGACTCCAAAGAATGTGGGTGACTGATTCGGTGAGTGACTAATTGGGTGATGACCTCGGGGCGGGGAGTCACCACAACCCGCCCCGAGGAGCCTTCATTACGGGGCGAACACGCCATCGTCGAGGAACTTGTAAGCCTTATTCCCCAACTCGTCAGCGAACGCCTCCACCGTGACCTGGTAGCCGATGACCTCAGAGTCGGAGTACGTGATGTCCCCAACCTCAGTGATCTGACCATCCGGCACGTAGATGCGGATCTTCGCGTCGCCGTCCTTGACCTCAAACACGTACGCCTTGTGCGGCAGGGCCGTGGCGTTGACCTGGACCTCATGCAGGGTGCCCGTCGAAACGGTCGCCGCAGTCGTGGTCACATTGTCTTCGCCGTAAACAGCGGCCAACACGTCAGCGTTCAGCGTCTCAAGGAACGTGAACTGGTAAGTCACGTTGTGTTCGGTCTGAACAACCTTGACCGTGTCGCCACCCCACGCCCGAATCCGGTCAGTAGACCGCTCGTTCGTCTCAGTGACGCCGTCCTCGCCGATGTAACCCGCGGCAGTGAACCCGGACAGCGCCGAAACAGCAGTAGTAGGGGCAGTAGCGGTGAGGGCCCCGAGGAGCACACCACCCGTCGCCAGCGGAACGCCAGCAACAACCTTCGCAGCCGAATTGGCCATTGTTTTCCTCCAAAGAGTGGGCATAGCAAATGACCGCACGGGGCGGTTTTGCTGGTAGAATAGGAGGGCCAAATAAAACGGCCCGGGCAGTGCGGGAACACTGTCATCCGGGCCTTACCACTGTTTAGGAGTGGCTATGACCAAGCGTACATGTTCCATTGAAGGCTGCGGAAAAATTCACCGCGCCAAAGGGTATTGCAGCAACCACTATCAGCAGTTCTCCAACCCCGCTGCGAAGAAGCCGAGGAACGACCCAGCCGCAAGGTTTTGGGCGAAGGTCGATAAGAGCGGTGAGTGCTGGAATTGGACTGCGCAAAAGGGGCTTTATGGGCATGGGTTGTTCAAGGTCGAAGGAGTCCGCGTAGGTGCCCATAGGTACTCATGGACACTTGCTAACGGCGAGATACCCGAGTCGGCTAAATCGCTACTGGCCTGACATGCCAACGGACAGTGAACTGGTAGCGGGGTTTCGCCGTATCAGGGTCGGGGAAGAACTGAACCCCACCAACCGAATCGACCCGGCGCACAAACACGGCACCCGCAGTCATACCAGCAGCAGAGAACAGAAGGGCCTGCGCGGTGCGGGCAATGTTAGACGCGGCAGGTTCGTCAGCGGCCCAACACTCAACCGTCAACTGCACTGACTCCGAAGCAATGTTCACCCTGTCACCACCAGTCAACGACACCCGAACCATCTTCGCGGGCATCGCCTTAGGAACCCTTGTAGCGACTTTGTCAGCCAACGAACCCAAGCCGTTACGCAACCACACAACAGCGGCAGCCTCAACATCAGGAGAAATTAGAACCTCAGCCATGCATCAGCCCTTCTTCTTACCCGACCAGTTATCGGCTTGCTTCTGAGTGACAAGGCTCGTCTTACCCGACTTACTGGTGTAAAGGGTCATACCCTGACCGGCAAGAGCCCTTAGAAGCGAATGGTTCCGCGAGTTATCAAGGATGGACTTGAAGTCTGTTGTCCAAACGTGCCCAATGGCTCGACCCAACGTTCCGCGGCCAGGAGCCTGAACAACACTGCCCTCATAGGTCGCGTTCTGATTTACCGCCGAAAGGATCCGATCAATTTCTTCCTGGATACGATCAACGGCGGCATCATTACGACGGATCTCCTCAAAGCCCGCAACGTTCCACACGAGCTTTGTTTTGCTACCCATCGACCCTCCGCAGACTAACGACAGCCCCAGCCTCACGATTCGAAAACATGTTCCGCCACTGACGGACCACACCCTCAACCTCATAAGTCACGCCACGGACAATGACCTGATCACGCGGCAGAAACGGCATGTCATAAGGCCCGTACAGGGTCGGCTCAACAATCACGCGACCCTGACCAGGCAACCGCGGCTCACTACTGGATCCGGGATCAAACCCAAACCCAGTCAGCGTCACCGCGGGACCATATGTGGCCACCTCGTTACCGTGAGCATCCTCACCCGCCCCCAAATACGGGACACGCTCCACAGACTCACTCACGGCCACACATCCGAATCAGGCCACACATAGTGCTGGCTATAAGGAGACGTGACAGGGATCGTGTCGATAGTGAAAGCGCCACGGTTCGTACCCGCCGGCGAAATCATCCCCAACTCAGCATCGGAAACCCAAAGGCTCCCCGGCTGATCACCGCCATACGTGACAGACCCAGTAAACGGGCCCGTAGTCTCCTGACGCTGACGAACACCCTCCGGATTCCGGAACACACGCTGAACCATGGCCGTAACCACGTCCTGGATGTTCCCCAAAAGGTCTGGCTCGGTAACCGGTTCAGCATCAACACGCTCAGCAAGCCCCGGAACCTTAGCCCGGAGCAGCCGCTCAGCCTTACCAATCCACGTATCAACAAGGGCCGAATCGGTAGGAGCGTCATCACCAATCCACGCACCTAAAACCTCAGACGCAGTAGTCCAAGCCATGACGCACCCCCACTAACTAGTTGACTTACGCGGGCGCCTGCCACGCGGCGCGGAAACCTTGACAGGCTCCACGACTTCCGGTTCCTGCTTCTTGAAACCAGCACGGGAAAGCTGGTCGACGAACTCCTCAGAGACATCGACCAGCTTCCCCGTGAACGGGTTAACCAGGAGCATTACGCGGTGGTAGCGCCAGTCAGCTTCACGAAGTGAGCGCCGTTGCGGACGGCGAAGCCCACCTCAACCTCGGCGCGGATCGCGAACATGTTGCGCTGCCACAGGTTCAGCTGAGTGCCGCCCTTGTTCACGGTCGCCTGATCAGACACGCTGATCTGGATACCCTCAACGGAGCCCCACACGGCGGAACGGGCGAAGTCGCCAGCGAAACCAACAGTGTCAGCACCCGTAGCCGGGTTGTTGTACACAGCAGAAGACCGCAGCACGTCGCGACCGAACACGGAACCGATGGAACCGTTGTCGTTGCGGGCGTCACGCAGGAACGCGTAGTTACCCGCGCCGTCCTTCGCCGTCATCAGGGTGCCCTCAACCTGCGGGGAAACCAGCCAGTGGCTAAGGTCGCCACCGGCAGCGCCAATGGTCGTCAGCGCGGTAACAAGGTCACCCAAGGTGTCCGTACCGTCAATCGCAACAGCCGTCGAAGCTGACAGGACATCAAAGTTCGAGCCCGGAGCCGTACCGTGCAGGATCGTGCTGTCAAACTTACGACCCAGAGCAGACGGCAGACGACGGGCCAGCTCCGCGTACAGGGCAGGCAGATCGCGGCGGAACTCATCAGAGAACACCTCGATAACAGCCAGCTTGTACGGGGTGATGGACTTGGACGAAACCGTAGCGTCAGAGACAGGCTTCTCGTCCGTCTCATTCACCCAGTCAGCCGTAGCAT